CTGGTCGCTGCCGGACATATCCCGCCAGTGCTTGCCTTTATAGGTAAGGGAGCCGTCCTCCACGCTCAGCTCCGGCAGGGGCAGGTCAGCACCGTTCAGCAGGGCCATGCGGTCGGCCCGCTTCTGCGTGATGGCTTCGGTGAGCTTGTCGTAATCGCTGGCATACCGGGCGGCTTCGTCCTCGGCCCGGGATTTTTCCAGATTGGCCCGCACCTTCTGGTTGATCTCCTCAATGTCCCGGATGGAAGCTTCCAGTTCGGCGGTGGATTCGTCCTGCAGGTTCTCGGCTGACTTCCGTGCTGTGTAAAGCGATTCGTTTACTTCGGTCTGCTCCTTCACCAGCAGCGCAAGGGTTTGTTCCAGCTGCGTGCGGCGATCTGCCAGCACTCGGGCTTTCTCTTCCAGCCCGGCAAGATTTTGGCGCAGCCGCTGATTCTCGCCGTTGCGGGCCAGGATTTCCTGCTGCTGGCGGATGAGGTCGGAGGCGCTGACCGGCTCCTCCGGTGCATCCGGGTAGGAGATCAGCTCCTCGGCAAAGTGTTTTTTCTGCGCGGCCAGCTGGCCGGTGAAGGTGCGCTTGTCGTACAGGGCCTTGATCTCAAGATCCCGGGTGTGCAGTTCGGTGCCGATGCCGATGATCCGGAGCAGGATGTCGGCTTTCTCCTTGTCGGATGCTTCCATGAAGCGGGGCAGATCCAGCGCCAGCGGCTCGATGAAGGCGTTGAGCAGCTGCTGGCCGCTGCGCCGTCCGGTGGGGTCGGTGACGGTCAGGGTGCTGTTCTTGCCCTTGCGTTCCACCACCACGCCGTTGGAGAGCTTGACCTTGAGGTGGGCGGGAGCCACGGCCCCGTCCCGCTGGGCGGCGTCCGGGCGGAAGCGGTCGCCGCCGAGGGCCCACGCCAGCGCGTCCAGCACGCTGGTCTTGCCCTGATTGTTGTTGCCACCCACGAGGGTGAGCCCGGTGGGCGACGGCGTGAGTGCAACGGCCTTGATGCGTTTGACGTTTTCGGCCTCTAAGGCCATGATCTTTACAGACATGCGGATACCTCCCCTTGAGCGGATGCGAGTGTGTGCACGAACTGGTTGATTGCGGTCTCCCTCTGGTCATCCGGCAATTTGCGGAACTGCATTTTGGCGGACTGAACGATGCTTGTGATGGAGCGCCCGGCCAGAATGATGCTGTCGTAGGCATCGCGGGCATCCTGTTCCTGCTGTGCCTTATAGTTTGCAGTCATTCCGGCCGCAATCTCGTAAGCTTTTTCGCCTGCCCGCCGGTCTACCTCTTCCTCATCCACCACAGCGGCGATGGGCTGCTTTTTCAGGGCCGCATTTTCTTCCTGCAGCTTATCCGCCCGGAGCTTGGCCGCTTCGGCCACCTGCCGGGAGCCGGAAAGCTGGTTCTCAGCATCCTTGGCACGGGCTTCGGCCTTGTCGCGTTCCGCTTCGGCTTTCTGGCGCTGGAGGTTGGCCGCAATACGGCTCTCGTCTGCATCGTGGTAGCTCTGCTGGAGCTGGGCGTTCTGCTCTTTCAGACCGCTGATGTCGGCAAGAGCGGATTCATAGCGGCTTTCTGCTTCTTCCCGCTTTTCCGCGTCCTTATGGGTCTGGGCTTCGGCGCTTTTCACCAGCTCCTTGAAATAGGCATTTTCCTTGCGGGCGTTCTGAGCGGACTTCTCGGCAGCGTCGGCACGGTCTTTCTCGGCCTTGAGCTGGGCCATAAGCTCCTGATACTCTTTGTAAGTAGTGATGTCACCGGTAAAAACGGCTTGCTTGACCACCTCCGGGGTGCTGGGCTTGGCCGCAGCATACAGCAGTTTCAGGGGCTGCACGTCCAGAATGGACTTGCCTTCCAGCTGGATGTTGCCGCACTGTGCGGCAACGCTCACCATGCGGTCACCGGTGTCCCGGCTGATGCCGACGGCGGCACACCACTTGCCCCAGCTGCCCTGATAGTGGTTTGCGGTTAGGTCGTGAGCGTGCTTTGCGGCCATGATACGGGCCATGTTGCCGGTGATGAAGGTCTGCGCATCCTGCAACAACAGGGCGTTGGTCTGGTCGTCTGCACCAAAGTCAAAAGTGGGAGCGGTACTCGAGGGCACAGGCGCGTTTTCGTCTGCACTGACCGGAACACCGGGTGCGTCGGCAGCAGTCGCCAGTTCCGTCGTAGGGCTTGACCCCTCCGGTGCTGCCGGGGATGCCGCAGTTTGGTTTTCCGCAGCAGTGGCAGCATCCGAACACTGCGCGGATGGGGTAGGGTGTTCTTCCACCGGTTCAATGGGGGCGTTCTTGCAGGGCTTGGCCTCCCTGAGGGCCGTCAGCATCTGCTCCGGGAGCTCGTAGTCGTCCATGGGGATGAACTCGTCGCTGGTCAGAAACGCTTCCGGGGTCAGATGTTTTTCAGCGGCCTTGGCTTTGCCGAACTTCTGGGTCAGCAGATGGCTTTCCTTCCAGACCCGTGCGGATTCGTCCCAGCGCCAGAAGCGCCCACGGGTATAGGCGTAGTAAACATCGTTGCTGTTCTGGCTGATGATCATACCCTTACCTCCGTGTCCTTGAGGCGGTCCAGCAGTTCGGCCTGCAGAGCCTTGTTCAGCGGCACGATGCTGTTGCCCTTCCAGCCATAGCAGAGGATGGGGCCGTAAAGCTGACGGCCCCGGTACGTCCGGTTCAGCAGGCTGGCGGGCTGGATGGGGCCATCGTACCGGCCCACGAACAGCACCGCCGGGGTGCGGGGCAGTACGATCATCTCACTGCGGGTGCCCAGCCGGTTCTCAATGGCCCACAGGCTGTCCGGCAGGGTGGTGACTACCGGCTCTTTGCCCGGTTCGATCAAAATTCCTTTCATTGTAAAACCTCCGATTTTGTGATATCATCGGGGTGATGGGGAGTAGTGAATCCATCATCCCTTGCAGCTCGTCGGTGTTGGCGCACCGGCGGGCTTTTTTCGTATAGTGCGTACCGGCGGCAGGCTGTCCACCTCGCTGCGGTCGATACGTTCCCGCGCAAATGTGTACTTGTAAGTTCGATGGCTTCCGCTGAGCCCATGGCTGACGGCAGACGCAAAGCTGTTCGCGCTCTTGTAGCCCAGCCGCCGGGCACACATCTCGGACGAGCCGGATGCCAGCAGATCGCCGGTCTTTGCGTCCCAGACGGTGTACCACATGACGCGGGCAGGTTTTTCATTATGCGCCCTGTAATCCCTGCAATATTGGTTGTGGTGCTCTCTGCGGCAGGAAGCGCAAAAGCGCAGGTTGCTAGCAACATTTTCCATCACCTTGCCGCAGTCCAAACAAACGCGGGTAAAGTGCTTTCCTTTATTCATGGGTGGTGTCAGCCCGCCTTCCTGCCGCTCTTCACGGTGTTGCGGGGCTGCTGGTGAATCTTGCGGGGCCGCTTCTCACGAGCTTCGGCTGCAAAGCCCTGCAGCATGAAGAAGATTGCCAGCAGGATCAGCACCATAGCCGTAATGAACGCACCGTCCGAGACGGTGCCAAGGGTCTGAAAGCTGCCCTCCAGCCCCAGGCCGTACAGCAGGCCCACCACAAAGCAGGCCATTGCCAGCCAGTACCAGACAAAGGATTTAATCTTCATGCGGATTCATCCTCCCTGCTCATTTCCGGGAAGAAGAACTTCCCGATCTCGTCCTGCTGAATGTCCAGCAGTTCACACATTGCCGCGATCTCTGCGCTCGTCCACGGCTGGTTCCCGTGCATCCTGCCGCTCATGGTGTCACGGCCAATGCCGATGTACTCGGCCACTTCCTGATCGCGGTAGCCACAGCTGTGGAACCGTCCCCGCAGCTTCCAGTATGGGATCTGCTTGAAAGTGCCGCGAATGGTTGATGTGTTCAACATTTTATTCCTCCTTCTTCTCGGCCGGCAGCCCATCCAGCAGGCTGTCCATCAGGGCGGCGTAGAACGGGTAGCCTTTGGCAACGATGGTCAGGCTGTCAATGGCGTTGGTGAGGAAGCTCTGGGAGCCGCGCACCACGTTCTCCATGGTGCGCACCGTGTCGCAATGCTGGCCGTAAATGGCCTTGAACTCGCCGCACAGGGCCTTGACCTGCATATACTTGGCCTTGCTGTCCTCGCGGTTCTTGCGGCACTCATCCAGAAAAGCGGTGTTCTCGTCCAGTTTCTTCCGGGCTTCGATCACCCGGTCGATGGCGCTCTGGATGTTGGCGTCCTGCACGGCCTGCTGCTCTTTGTGCTGCGCGGCCAGCTGCTTCTCCATCTGGTTGAAGGCCTCGATGTACTTGAGCTTCCACTGCACGGCTTCCTTGCCGGTAAATCCCATGGCCAGCAGGGAAAAGCCGTCGCGGTTCATCAGGTACATGGTGGCCTTTTTGTTTTGAGCAGTGGTGTACTCGGTCTTGTGGAACATTTTGAGGAGAGCGCAATTTTGCGCCGTCAGATTTTTGATGGAGCGGAGCACATCTTTATGCTCTTTTCCGAATCGTTCGGCAACGTCCCGGCTGGATGCCACCGGTTCGCCGTTCTGGGTGGATAAGATAATTTCGTTCATGGTGAATATGTACCTCCTTGTGGGTGACTCCCTTCTGCGGTAGAATAGGGCAGAAGGGAGGTGATAAAATGCAAAATTTTTACGAGTTGAGCTCTGCAGCTCAGACGGCAGCATACCAGCTGTCAGAACTCAGCAATTATGTGTCCGAAGCAGCGAAAATGGCGGATTCTGTTCGCATGGTGAGCAACCAGATGAAATCGATTTACCAAACCGCAGAATGGAACAACATGGCGTACCGCTTAGCGAAAGATGCCAGATTATGTGTGCCAGAGTATCAACTATCCAATCTCGCCAAGAATCTGGCTGGTCAGGCCAGAGCAGATCTCAATTTCACCAATCAGATTTCGGCGCTCTACGGATCGGCAATGGAAAGTCCCGCTTTCCGGTTATCGACAGAAATGCTGAATTCCAATGTGCTAAATCTCACCACCGCACTCCGAACAAGCAACATTACAAATCTTTACTCAAATGCTGCGGCTTTTGCGGATCAGTTAGACTCGATATGGAGCGAAAGTACTTACAGCGAAAAAGAATCCGAAACCGTGCCGCTGGCAAGTACTCAAGCTGTTCTGGATGAAGTCGAACCACTTCTACCTACAGAGGCGGTTGAAACTATCAACGCCAAAATCGCCGAAGTAAAAACTCCGGATAATGCAATCCCCCAAAAAGACTGGGTTGGAATTATCAGCATCATCGTTACAATTCTTCTGTTTTTGGCAGGTCAGGCATTGTCCAGCGAACATGACAAAAAGGAAGAATCTTCATGGTCTGCAACGGCAGAATATCAACAGGAAATGCTCGAAATACAGCGAGAGGAAGCAGAAAGGTCAGAAAACTTCAGACAGCGCACGGAGGAGCATTTCAAAATCGTTGAGGATACGAATGAGCGAATCGCCGAGGCTTTGGAGATGCTCGCCAACCAGAGCGTTGAATTGGATGATCGAGGTCAAAGTGTCCTCGATTCGGATGATTCTCAAGATGATGCAGAGGATCAAGATTCCATACAGGCCGCTCAGCAGGAACAAGCCGATGCTGAGGATTGACCTGCTCCGTTTAAGCTCCTGAACTTCCTTTTCTATCTTCACCCAGCGTTCCTCTTCCACAGGTTCGCTGGGCTTTTTGCTGTTGTTCATGTGGATTTGTACCTCCTTGTATTCACTTCACTTTCGCTGTAAAATAAAAAGACGGAAAGGAGGTGAATGGAAAAATGATTTTTGAAAATTTTTTAAGAATGCATGGTCTGAATATGCAAATTGAGCGAGATGGTGAAATTATTGCAACCGTTCCAGGTTTGCCAAACCGAGAAACGGCAACGAACCGTCAGTACGTTGGATTTCGCCCAAAAACCGATATTAAAATAGACGATGTTATTATCACTCCGGCCAATGAACGGCTTTATGTAACGGAAACGCAGGCATCGTTCTTCCAAAAGCAGCAGGAAGAAATAAAAGCGTTCTATATGACCGAAGTCGAGAAAAAGCGAAAAGAAACCGAACAGCGTCAGAGTAATATTTATAATATCGGTACAGCTTACGGTTCTGTAATTGGAACAGCCAATACAGCGACCATCAACTACCAGACGAATTTTCAGGAACTGCGGGAAAGGGCAGAAGCTGAAGATGCACCGGACAAAGAGCAAGTCCAGAAGTTAGTTGATCTTGTTGAGATGATCGTAAATGACCAGATTCCTCCGCAGAAGGGATTGTTGTCCAAGTTTTCCGAAACGATGGAACGTCACTCGTGGATTACAAGTGCTGTTGCATCTGCGCTTGTATCGTGGTTGACACAACTTCCGCACTGATCTCGATGGTCAAGTTTAACAATGCTTTTCCATTGCTGGACTGAACCAACGAATAATCCTTCACGTTCTGGATAACCGTTCCGTCTATCTGGCAGCTAAAACGATTGTCCAAGTGCGACAGCTGAATCTCTTGCGCCCCGCGCTTCTCTTCCTTAGGAGCGTGGGGCCTTTTGCTGTTGCTCATCTTCTTCACCTCCTTTGGATGGCGGGCAAGTATGTATTTTTCACTATGGATGTGCTATCATAAAGACACCCCAAAACGGAAGGAGGTGAAAAAACATGAGCTTGTCATTGACTAAAATGGCTGTTCTTACTGGATATGCAAATACCATTTCCCTCAAAGAATTTGCAAAGAACCGTTTATTTCTGGTGACACCTGCTGGCATGATCAGCGGTATCCCCGTATTTGATGAGGAAAATAGCAATCCGAACATTGCCGTTGCGCAGACAGTTAACTCCTCAGCTCTCAAGGCCGTTTCCAAAGCTGCTTCTGCTGAAGAAGAAAGTCCGCAGACGGGTGAAAGCTGTGAGTTTATTCTGCTAAAGGATGCTCGTCTGGAAACCACAAGTCCCGTTGTGAATTTCCCTGTTCTGACTGTCTTTTGTGACCAGATCATTGCTGTGACCCTTGGCACTGATCTCACCAATGGCTAACACCTCGCGATTTTGCCGCCCTTGTACCGCTAATACAAGGGCGGCAATTTCTTTGGGTTCACCAATGATTTTGATTTTCATGCTTTTCACCTCCTTTTGAATTGCGCACAATATGTGCTCATTCTGCGAAAAAAATTTCTTCGACACTCTGGCCGAAATACTGAGCAATGCGCTTTTTGATCTGGTCGCGGGGAATGCGTTCGCCGCGCTCATACATAAAAAGCGCCGAAGTGCTGATTCCAAGCGCATCAGCAACGGTTTTTGCGTCCATTTCGCCGCGCAATGCGCGCAGCTTGTGGCCGATGGTCTTACCGTCCATCTGATTGGGTCACCTCCTTTCCGTGCACCTATTGTACTCAAAACCAGAAAATAAATCTATTCGCAGAGTGCACAAAATGTGCGCAAAAGAATAGTACACTTTTTGTGCTTGAACTTGTGCACGATATGTGCTATTATTTGATTGTAATAATATAGGGAGGTGGCCTGATGGCAACTTTTGCAGAGCGGCTAAAATCGCTGCGCCGTGAAAAAGGCTGGTCACAGCAACGGCTTGCGGATGAGCTGGATTTGTCTAAGAGTAGTGTAAACATGTATGAACGTGGGGAGCGGGAGCCGGGGTTTGAAACCATGGAAGCAATCGCTGACCTGTTTAATGTGGATATGAATTATCTGTACGGACGTACAGATATTAAGATTGCTGACCCGATTGTACTAGCGCCCAAGAAGCCCACCATCCCGCCGGGCTTTGAACCAATGCCAAAGATGAAGAAGATCCCGCTGATCGGCAGCATTGCCTGCGGGGAACCCATCACGGCAGAGCAGAACATTGAAAAAATGGTGGACGTTCCGGAGAACATCCGGTGTGATTTTTCCCTGACCTGCCACGGTGACAGCATGGTAGATGCCGGCATCCATGATAAAGATGTGGTGTATATCCGCATCCAGCCGGAGGTGGAGAACGGAGAGATCGCCGCAGTGCGCATTGACGGCGAAGCCACCCTCAAGCGGGTATATTACAACCCAGGCACGCTGACCCTGATGCCCGCAAACCCGGCTTATGCGCCTATGATCTACACCGGCCCCCAGCTGGAGGAGGTGCACATTGAGGGCAAGGCCGTAGGCTGGACGCACTGGGTGGGGTAATTTTGGATTATCGGAGTCATTCCAGTCTATATAGCGAAGGAGTGTTATGTATGAAGAAAACTATGAAAAAGACCGCTGCAGCGCTGTGCATTGCCGCAACGCTTGTATCTGTGGCAGCGCCGGCAATGGCTGTCAGCCCAGCAGAATATATGAGCACAGCCGCTCTTGAAGAATGCAATACTGCGACGGTAGCGCAGGTGGAAAGCCTGATCAACCAAATCGGAACCGTCACGACTGCCCGCCGCCCGGCAATTGTGGCTGCTGTAAATGCTTATAACGAATTGGACGATGCAAGCAAGGCGCAGGTCAGTAACTTTGCGGTTCTGGCTGAAGCCCAGCAGGTGCTGGGACTGAAAGACGCTCTTGCAAAGCTGAAAATCAGTTACGATAAGGTCGAGGACGCAAGAAGCTATGTGTCACCCACGGAAGACCGACTGAGCAATCAAGGCAAAAGCTATATACTGCCCTTCTTTGTAAATGGCAGCACCAATGATCCGTCAATGTTTTTCATGGTTTTGTGTAGCGGCAACAAATATGTGTACTTGGACACGATTACGATTCGCGCGGGCGAGTATAAATATACCTACACGATTGATTGGACGGATGTGGATCGTGGCTATGATGGAAAGCAGTATTGGGAACTGACCTCCTTTGTAGGCGATGATGAAGATATCCAGTGGTTTAAGAATATTTTGAGCGCTGATGAAATCATTATCCGATACAGCGGCGATGGTGGCAGCATCGACCACACAGTCACCCCCGAAGAGCGTCAGGCAATTACGGATGTCTTGAACGCATATGATCTGTTCAAGGCAGCAAGCCCGACTGTGCGCGCAAAGGCTTTGAATAACTGATGTAAACTAAACAAAAACTCCCCCGGTGCTGCGAACACCGAGGGCGCAGAAGGAGAAAATACGGGATGACAAAAGATACCGAAAAGGTCTTGCTGAAACTTTATCGTGCATACACGGAGCGCCGCAAAACCTTGCCGAAGTCTCAGGCAAAATACTTTGCATCAGAAGATGTGTCGGCTGCATTGCCGGGGATTCCGTGGGATGACGTGAGAGAGGCGCTTGCGGAACTGCGTGATGATGGCTATATCGACCTTTACATGATGGGTGCCTGCGATCTGTTTCCGAAGGCTATCGAGTACGGCGAAACGGCTGTCGAACGCGGCATTGACAAGGCGCTGGATGTGTGGAGTAAACTCCATTAACCGAGTTTCAGTTTGTCCACCGAAATGTTCAGCGTCATATCTGCGAGGGGATGGCCCGCATCGCACTGGATGGAGAAGCCTTTGACGCGATGGACTTCAACACCGTTCAACTTCATTTTGAAGTCTTTTTCGTCAAGATAAAGTTCGACGGCATTCTGACGCTCTGACATGATAGCACCTTTCTTTCTGTGTATGAATGAAAAGATTCGTTCACGTTCATTATACATCAAAATTATGCTAAAGTATAGCATAATTTTGATTTGCACAAACAAATAAAAAAACCTCCCCCGGTGTTACCAGCACCGAAGGAGGTTTCCGAACCGCTTGCCCGAAGGCGTCACGGCTCTGTACAGTAGATTTTGGCGAACCTCTGCACAGACTATGATACCACCTCCGGGCAGGCTTGTCAAAGTGTACCCTTGTGTATGGAGGCGGATTTTATGAAAAAACGGGTCAACACGGCATTTTGGGTGGAGAAGGAAAAACGCTGGTGTATCGCGGTGCAGAAGAACGGCACCCGCAAACGGTTTTACAGCAGCACGCCTGGCCGCACCGGCCAGCGGGAAGCCAACGCAAAGGCCGATGCCTGGCTTGACGATAGCATCCGGGACGGCAAGAAGAAGGTAGCTGCCCTCTATGCCCAGTGGGTAGAAGAACTGAAGCTCACCTGCGGCACATCCTATGTTGAGCAGTGCAAGAAATACGGAGATTACTATATTCTGCCTGTCTGTGGGGACATCCGCATTGACGAGCTGACCGAAGGCGATCTGCAAAAAGCCATCAATATGTCTTTCAAAAAGCGATGCCTTAAAAAGGAGCGTCAGCGTAGGTCAAGCGACAAGCCTTTGAGCCGCAAGACCCTTATGACGATCCGCTCAACGGAGATCAGCTTTTTGAAATGGTGCCGCCGGAACAGGTACAGTACGATGTTCCCTGAGCTGTCTATCCCGAAGAATGCCCGCATGGGGAAGAAAAAGATTTTACAGCCGACCGCTTTGAAAGTCCTGTTTGATGTGGACACCCGCCTTTACTATGGCAAGCTGGTCTTTGACGAGTATATCTATGCCTACCGGTTTGCAGTTGCTACAGGTGTACGCCCCGGTGAACTTGTGGGGCTCTGGTATGGTGACGTCAAAGGGAACACGGTCAATCTGCGCCGCAGCATCAACCGGTTGGATGAGGAAACCACCGGCAAGAACGAAAACGCCATTCGCTCATTTGATATGGGCGAGGAAGCCCATGAGGCCTACGAAGCGCAGGTGGCCTTGCTGAAGGCTTCCGATATCCCGCTGAACTATACCACCCCTTTGTTCCAGATCCCGAACCAGAGGGCTTTATTCAAGCGCTGGAAGAAGTACCAGCGTGACAATGGCATTGAGCCTCAGGTCACGCTGTATGAGATGCGACACACTTTCGTCAGCATTGAATCAGGCGTATTGACCGACAGCCAGCTGAAGATGCTGGTCGGTCACAGCAAGAACATGGACACTGCCGGAGTGTATCGGCACGAGCTTGACGGTCAGAGGGAAGATCTTGCTGCCGCTACCACCGCGGCATTCAAAAAGGCACAGGCCTGA